CTCATCATGTATTAGTAGTTGTAACTTTTGACCATCATATGAGTTGTCTCCTGTATTCTTCCAGTCGATTGTAGTGTCAAGACCTTCTATTTCTGCTTCACCATCCTCATACATATTCTTCTTTGTAATCTTTGAAGCAGGAACTCTAAATGCTAACTCTGTCTTAGGCTTGTCCATACCATCCTGAATAGGCTTAAAGAAGAATGGATAGTTGTTCACTATAGGCACAACCTTATCCGTAAACATTGTCTTGGCATCATTACCAGTTTTTGATAGTATACCAAGTCTTGAATCTTTTGCAAGAGTTCCTATGTTAGATAGTTCACTTGATCCCATAAACGAGAATCCAGAACGTCTGATCTTAAGATAAGCCATACCAAAGCATCTATCATCAGCCTTGCATGCCTCCCAGAATATAAAGAATATCCTATTAGCCTCTCTAAAGTCTGGAAGACCAACGTCAATCTTTGTCCACTGTAAGTACATATACTGAGAACCAGTTATATAAGTATCTACTCCATTATTCTTAAAGAAGAATCCGTTCTCTCTACGATCAAATTCACCCTCTATGTAGTCTACCCACTTTGACTTGAACTCCTTTGACATTGTATGCCACTGGAATATAGACTTTATATTTGATAATTCTTTTGGATAATCTGCTGGTTCCCAGTACTGATTCTCTTTTTTTTCGTCCCTTTTATACACATTTTTTGGGACGGATGGTAGAGCTATATTGAGACCATTTATCTCATATATATCTCCAATGGTTCCATCCTTAGATATTACAACTAGGTCATGTTTCTCATCATAACCATAAGACCAAGACTTGGCCTTGTTCTTCATGTGTATGGTGTTAGCAGGAAGAAACTCGCTAAGCCTTGTATATAGATTATTTTGATCTTTTTTCTGCAAATCCCTGTATTTTAGGTTCAGATACCTTAACCTCTTCGGTTAGTTTATCGTTCTCTTGCTCAATCCTATTTAGTATCTGGAAGGCATCCTCTATAGCAAGTCTTTTAGTAGCAGCCGCATTCTTTAGTTTATCTGCAGAAAGATCTGTATCCATGCCAGTTATAATCTCATCTTCTGCAACCTTTATAAGTTCATTAACAGCTTTATATCCAGCAGCAATGATCTTCTGTTTTATTATGTTGTGGTCCATTTGATTGTAATGTTATTAGTTAACATTCTGTATAACTTCTCTCCATTTATATAAAATGGGTACTCACTGTCTGGCTCAAACGAGATCTCATCTCCAATACTTAGACCAAGGTCTAGTAACTTTTGATTTATATATACAATAGTACCCATCAATGGTTCCTCTTGACTGTTCTTATTTATTGTTGAGTCCTTCTGCTTTATTGGTTTTATGAAACAGTATTTAGAGTGTGTATTCCACTCTCCATTCTGGTTATACATGAAGTACTGCTCATCATCTATAAAGAATAGATCATCCTTAAAGAAACTAGCTCCGCTCTTTTCTCTACCTCTCATATCATAGTATACCTTGAATACGTTGTGGTGAACTAGAAGTATATCGTTAACTTTTATATTTCCATCGTAAGTTAAAGGTACGTTTATAACTTCTGCGAGTCTATTAGATACTGTATGGTCCTCTTTAGACGTGCTAGTTATAAAGTCAACTCCTCCAATATTTTTTATATTATCGTATCGCCTACCATCTAATGGTCGGACAATAAACATGTCTGGGGATCTCATCAGAAGTTTATGTTATACTCTAGTGAAACTGGCATATTAATGTTGAACTCCTTCCAGCAGAACACTTCGGAGTCCTTCTCTATCCATACCTTTATACCACCAGACTTATCATCTAGTAGTATAGAGTGGATTGTATAACTCTTATCAAGTACCTCCTGGCCAACAATAAAGTGCATTGCATCACTTTTATAGTTAGGTCCTATAGATATCTTTCTAATATCATTCATTATACAACAACATTTACTGAATATGATACCCATCCTGTTGATGTCTTCTCATATATTAGCTTACCAGCAGTAATACTAATGCAGTGAACTCTAAAACCTATTATAGCAGTTGAATATAAACTATTTAAAGTAGCTAATGATAATGCAGTTGTTGTTGTATTTGTAGCAATATTTGACGCAGCTGTTCCATTAGCCATTAAATACTGTGATGAATTTCCGCCAAATTTTATAAATGAATTTGTAATTAAATCTCCAGCTGAACTTATTTGTGCAAGTGTAGCATATGAATCATCATCTGGATTATAAGATCTATATCTAAAAGGAATTATAGATGATCCACCATCATTATTTAAAATATCTATACCTATATTATTTTCTGATCCTAAATCAACATATAGTCCTTCATCAGATAATATTATTTTTTTATTTGTTGTATTTCCAGCTGTAGTAACTTGTTCAAGTGTAGGAATTAATCCTTGTTGAACTAAATTAATTATACTTTGAATTGTGAAATTCTTAGTAGCATTGCTATGTTCAACATCTGTTCCTATTAATAAATCATCAACATCTGGTGTATAATTTTCTGGAAACTTGCTAATTTTTGTCATCTGTAATTTCTCCTGTTTGTATATTTATATTTACATTTCCATAAATATCTAATAATTTTTTTTCCTGCTCTTTGAAATCATTAGATGCTACATCTAGTTTAGAAAATATCTCATCTTTATATATTTTGAGCCTATTTCTTTCAATTTCAATATCTGCTATTTTTATTCTTAATGAATTAAACTCTAAGTTTATTCTTTTTAAGTCTTCTAACTCTTGTTCTGTTATTTTTTTCATTTTACAAAGATAGTTATTTTTTTACTAATTATTATCCCATGGAATTCCTTGAATTATTGGAGGATTTAATTTTTCATTAATTCCTTGTTCCACTAATTGATTATTGATATCTATATCTAATAGACTTTCTAGCCATGATATAACAGTTTCTTCAGTTATATCATTATAATCTATAAAGTTTTCAGGATTTGGTTCTGGAAGTTCAGTATAATTATATAATTCATAATAAATAAACCACCACAAGCTATTAAGAATACCAATAGTTTCCTAGATATAATCTTATTTAATATCTTATCTATATTACTCATAAATTACATATTGATGACTTTCTGGAATTTCATCTTCAGAAATTATAAATTGATTTGGAAATGCTAAAAATATTGGATGATTTTCTAATTCTCCTATATAATTTTCTACATTTACAATTGTAATTAAATTTGTACCTATACTATTAATTTGTACTATATGTTTCATTATGCGAAATATTGAAATGTTAACCAAGCACTATTTATACTTCCTCCTATTCTTGTCATTGTAAATTCATAACCAGTATTTGTAGAATTTCTTCTTAAAACTGCTATTCCAACAACAGTTGGTAATGTTTTAGAACTACTAAATGAACCATTACCAAAATATAGTACATCATTTGCTGATGTAAATCCTGTTATTGATATGGGAGATGGCATATCTGAAGGTAATGTAATTGTTAATTGTGCATTTGATGTTCCAGCAGTTGTATAAACTAAATTAAATCTAACAACTACTAAACTTCCAATCTGTTCCCATTTATAATTTAATGATATTGGATTTGTTGGTGCTGTTCCAGTCCAAGATATTGCACTTGCTGTTGCTAAATTTGTTTGTTCTGCTATATCCTTAAATACTTTTTCAGTCGGAACTGCTGTTGAAGCAGTATTATTAGCCAACATTGTATAAGCAAATTGAGATGGTGCACCAACAACTAAATCACCTCCAGCTAATAATGTATTTCCATTTATTGTTCTAATATTAGAACCTGATACTAAAGTAGCTTGTTTACTATCTATTTGTGTTTGTATAGCATATGTAACTCCTTTTACATAAGTTAATTCAGTGGTATTTGGATATACATAATGTGTTCCAGCTTGTATAGTACCATTACCATCATCAATGACTATTCCAGCTAATCCACTATTACCTCCATTGACAGGTATTTTAGGACTTGAACTAAATGTTTTAGTACCCGCAATAGTTTGCGAACCAGTTGTAATTACACCTCTTGCAGTTGCACTTGCTGATGGCAAATTAAATGTATGCGTACTTCCACTTGATACAATATTAAAGTCAGTTCCACTACCGTTTGTTGCTAATGTTTGCGCAGCACCTGTTAATGAGTTTATAGCTGTGATACCTGTACCAGCCATTATACCTGATTGTTGTGTAACTGTTAATATAGTGGATGGTATTAATGGATGGGCAAATGGAGTAGTCTGCGCAGCTTCATAAAGTAGTCTAACGTGAGTATCTGGTGTGCTCCACATTATTTGATAATAATCTCCTGCAACTACATCTAATACATAGTTCCAAGCTGCTATTATTGCAGATGCTGCTGCTCCTCCTGTTAATATTATTTTTCCCGCACTTCCAGGAACATCTACTCCATTTTTTCTAAGCCAAATATCTACGGCATCAGTACCACTATTTGTTCTATCAA